GCATCTACCTCTGCATCTGCAGTTAGAGGTATGTCTTTCAACATTATATTTCTGGACGAGTTTGCCTTTATTCCTAATCATATCGCTGAGGCATTCTTTAGCTCAGTATATCCTACTATTACTTCTGGTACCAAGACAAAAGTAATAATTATATCTACTCCTAATGGTATGAACCATTTCTATAAGTTATGGGTAGATGCACAGAAAGGTAGAAATGGATATGCATGGTCTGAAGTTCACTGGTCTAAAGTGCCAGGTAGAGATGCGGCTTGGAAAGAAACAACCATTGCCAACACATCTGTCAGACAGTTCACTCAAGAATTTGACTGTGAGTTTCTCGGATCTGTTGACACATTGATAGCACCATCTAAGTTAAGAGTGTTAACTTATGATGATATAATGACCAGTAATGCAGGTCTTGATGTATATGAAAACCCAGTAGATAATAATGATTATATTATATGCTGTGATGTATCACGTGGGTTAGCACAGGATTACTCTGCCTTTGTGGTTATCAATATTTCTAAAGCACCATGGAGATTAGTGGCAAAGTATAGGAGTAATGAGATCAGACCTATGCTATTGCCGAACGTTATTTACAACGTAGCAACCAATTATAATAAAGCACACGTATTAATAGAGGTAAATGATATAGGAGAAGCAGTTGCTTCAAGTCTATTCTATGACGTAGAGTATGAAAACGTTCTGATGTGTGCTATGAGAGGTAGGGCAGGTCAAATAGTCGGACAAGGTTTTTCAGGTAACAAGACACAGATGGGTGTCAAGATGAGTAAGACTGTTAAAGCACAAGGATGCTCTAATCTCAAGACATTGATAGAAGATGATAAACTCATTGTTAAGGATTACAACATAGTATCTGAACTAACTACCTTCATTCAGAACAAACAATCATTTGAAGCGGATGAAGGATACCATGATGATTTGGTTATGTGTCTGGTTATATTCTCATGGTTGGTACAGCAAGAATACTTTAAAGAGATGACGGATCAGGATATTCGTCGTAGAATATACGAAGAACAGAAGAATCAAATAGAACAAGACATGGCTCCGTTCGGTTTCATTGATGATGGACTAGAAGATGAAGCAATCGTAGATGAGGAAGGAAATGTCTGGACTATTGATATGAATAGCAAAGAGTATACGATAGATGAGTATGGAGAAAGGTCATATATGTGGGACTATCGCTGAAGAAGTACCTTTTAATAAATAATTTTAGACAAAAATTGATTTATCATCAGGAGTACACGCATGGCTAGCACGCTTCTATCGCCAGGAGTTGAGATCCAAGAAAGAGATCTCACTGTTGGTTCGATTGAGACGGTTGAAGTAAACGTTGGAGCAATAGCAGGATCATTTGCAAAAGGACCTGTTCTTACACCAGTTCGTATATCAAACGAATCTCAACTAATTGAAATCTTCGGAGAACCCTCTGATTCAAACGCAGAGACATGGTGGACAGCCGCTAGTTTCTTATCATACGGTGGAGTACTTGACGTAGTTAGATGTGCAACATCTGGACAGTTAAGTGCATCGGATGATAGTACAACTTCTCCTTATCTTCTTTCTATTACTACTAAGGACGTATACGAAGCAACATATCTAACCGCAGCTGCTAACCCATTCCACTGGGCAGCGAGAGATGTTGGTGCTGACGGAAATGCAATAAGAGTATCAGTAATTGATAAAGGTGCTGATGTAACATTAGCACTTGATGGTGCTTTAACTACTAGCACAATCGGTACTCAAGTTCAGAACGTAGCAGGTACTAAGAGTGGTTACATCTATGCGTGGGATGCAGCTTCTAACACAGTATCACTAATTACTTCTGATACTTGGGACACTTCTGACGTTGTTGAGAACGGTGTTACTGATAGAAATATCTCATCAGTTTCTGACTGGTACGACAATCAGGAAGTATGGACTGGTTTTAAGTGGTCACAAATTGCTCCTAGACCTGGTACTTCTCCTTATGTTGCAGCACGTGGTGGTGCAAACGATGAGATACACATAGCAGTTTGGGACTCCACTGGAATAATCACTGGTCAACCAAATACTTTACTTGAGAAATTCTCATATGTTTCTAAAGCAAACAATGCTAAAACTCAAGAGGGTGCAGGTAATTACTATCCAAATGTAGTAACTGAAAAGAGTGCATTTGTTTACTGGGGTTCACACGAGACAACAGTATATGATGTAAGTGCTAACCAAGCAGCTACTGGTGGTAATATCGCAGGTACTGGTAACGCAGGTTCAGATAGTTCAACAACATTTGACTTGTTTGCTTCCATCTATGTAACAGGTGCTGGTGGAAATCCTAACAACACATATGTGTTAGCAAAAGGTGCTGAAACTGGAAGTGCATCTTCTGGAGAAATCATCACTGGACTTCAAGAGTTTGCTGATACTGAAACAGTACAGATTGACTATCTACTTATGGGTCCTGGTGACACAGCAAGTAAATCAAACACTCAGTCAATAGGTGCTGCAGTATTAACTATCACATCTAATAGAAAAGACTGTGTTGGTTTCTTATCTCCATATAGAGGAGACGTTGTTGGAGTTACAAGTTCCACAACACAAACAAATAACGTAGTTAGCTTCTACTCAAACATGCAAGCAACATCATTTGGTGTGTTTGATAACGGTTGGAAGTATGTCTACGACAGATTTGCTGACAAGTACAGATACATTCCATGCAACGGAGATGTTGCAGGACTATGTGCTGCTACTACTGCAAACGGATTACCTTGGTTCTCACCAGCAGGTTTAAACCGTGGTGCTATTAAGAATGCAGTTAAACTTGCATACTCACCAACCAAATCCGAAAGAGATGCTTTGTATCAAAAGAGAATTAACCCAATCACCAGTCTTCCTGGTCAGGGCATTCTACTCTTTGGTGACAAAACTGCTCTCGCTTCGCCATCTGCTTTTGATCGCATCAACGTCCGTCGTCTTTTCAACGTGATAGAGAAGACAATCGGAAATGCTGCGAAGGGGGTACTCTTTGAACTCAATGATGAATTCACACGTAACAACTTCAAGAATGTTGTTGAACCATATCTTAGAGGTGTACAAGCCGAAAGAGGTATCACAGACTTCTTGGTTATATGTGACGACACCAATAACACAGGTGCAGTCATTGACGCTAACGAATTTAAGGCTGATTTCTATATCAAGCCCGCACGTTCAATCAACTTTATCACACTGACTTTCATAGCAACACGTACTGGTGTTAGCTTTGAGGAAGTCATCCCTCGCAGATAATTAACGGAGCATTTTAAAAATGGCAACCCCACTAGGTATTTTAGAATTCCAGAAAGCAATTAGAGGCGGTGTACGTCCTAACCTTTTCTCGGTTTCACACGCTTGGCCACAAGGAACTTCCTTGTCAGAGCCAGTCATTGAAGGTGTAGCAGCATCTAAAGGATCTGCTGTTACATACATGTGTAAGTCTGCTGCATTACCAGCAACTAACGTAGGAACAGTTGAACTTCCTTTTAGAGGAAGAGTTATCAAAGTTCCTGGTGATAGATCTTACGAAACATGGACAGGTACATTCTATATGGACGATGCATTTGCATTAAGAAGTGCATATGAGAAATGGATCGAACTAACTAACGCAGTTGACAAGAACACTGCATCAACAGACATAGTTGATACATGGGTAGACATTCAAGTAACACAACTAGATAAGTTTGGTGGTTCAGGTGCTGCTGATGGTAAGTTAACAGAACTACGAGTATACAATTTAATTAGTGCTTGGCCTGTATCTGTATCACAGATTTCACTTGCTTATGACAACAACGATTCATACGAAGAGTTTGATGTTGAGTTTGCTTATCAGTACCACACAAGTTCTGGTGGCAAAAACAAGAATAATGTCGTTGAAGTAGCTAGCTAAATAGTAGGTACAAACACACAATATTATGGCAGAGTTATTCGGATTCTCGTTTAAGAAGAAGAAGGTTGCGGAGCGTGCCCCGTCTCCAATTCAACCTTCTAGCGAGGACGGTGCAACCAGTTATATTGCAGGAGGTTACTATGGTCAATATCTTGACCTAGACGGTAACTTCAAAACCGAATTCGATATGGTGAAGAAGTATCGAGAGATGGCAATGCATCCAGAAGTGGATAGTGCTATCGAAGATATTTTACATGAAGCTGTCGTTGCGGATCAGAACGATAGTCCAGTTGAAATTAACCTTGACAATCTCGAAGTGAGTGAGAGTGTCAAAGGAATGATCCGAGATGAATTTAATTACATCAAGAACCTATTCGGTTTTGATAATAAAGCCCATGAAATGTTCCGTAGATGGTACATTGATGGGCGTTTATATTATCATAAAGTAATCAATTTAGATTCACCTGCAGAGGGTATTAAAGAAGTAAGATATATTGACCCATCAAAGATTAAGAAAGTAAGGCAGATAACAAAACCAAAAACTGCAGACGAATTTATGAAGTATGACTTCGGACAATCCGAGGAATATTTCATATACAATCCAAAAGGATTGAACAACACTTCCGCTAATAGTGGTATCAAAATAGCGAAAGATGCTATCACTTATGTGACAAGTGGTATCATGGACACCAATAGAAATATTGTTTTGTCCTATTTGCATAAAGGAATTAAAGTACTCAATCAACTTAGAATGATCGAGGACAGTCTAGTAATATACAGAATATCACGTGCACCAGAGAGAAGAATATTTTATATTGACGTAGGTAACTTACCAAAAGTTAAAGCAGAACAATACTTACGTGAAGTTATGGGAAGGTATCGTAACAAATTAGTATACGATGCTGCCACTGGAGAGATAAGAGACGACAGAAAATACATGTCAATGATGGAAGATTTCTGGTTACCACGTCGTGAAGGCGGTAGAGGTACGGAAATTACTACATTGCCAGGTGGTCAGAACCTTGGAGAATTGACAGACGTGCAATATTTCCAAACAAAACTTTACAAAGCGTTAAATGTTCCTGCAGGAAGATT